AAGTCAGAATTGATGATAAAAGAAAAGAAGTATAGTTCAAAAAGGATTAGTAATTTTACAAGTAAACGTAATCGAAAAGTTACTGATTATATTCATAAGGCCACTGCATATACTGTTAAATGGTGTCATGAAAACGACATTGATGTTGTTGTCTGCGGGCATAACATTGGGTGGAAGCAGGAAGTAAATATGGGTAAGGACAATAACCAGTCTTTTGTATCAATTCCACATTCGGTTTTAATAAGTCAATTAAAATATAAGTGTGAGGATGTTGGAATTAAATTTATAGAAACCGAGGAATCATATACTTCTGGAACAAGTTTTTTAGATAACGAAGATCCAAAAAAAGAAAACTATGATAAGTCACGCAGAAGAAGTCGTGGTTTGTTTGTTTCAAATAATGGGACTGAAATTAATGCGGATGTAAATGGAGCATATCAAATTTGTAAAAAAGTATTTGATGCACCATATGACAATAACATGTTCTACAGTAAGCATCCTATAATTATAAATTTAGAATAATAAGTAGGGGGAAAATTATGTCTGTATTAGTAAAAGGATTAAAGATGCCAGAAAATTGCGGGATGTGTGGTATGGCACACTGGACTTTTGACGGTAATGAAAATATGAATGATATAGTAAAGAGAAGACCAGATGCAAGAGTTAAAGTGGATTATGGATGCGATGGAAGAGATATGAGATATTACATAGAGTACAGATGTCCAGTTTGCAATAATTGGATTATGGGATATAAACAAGAAACTTCATGTGATAAATGCGGAGCATATTTTGACTGGGGCAATCGTGAACCCAAAATAGTTATAACAAGATTTGTTGAATGGGAATAAAAGGGTTGTTTTATGAAGAAAGAGTTTGATTGTGATAAATGTGTATTAACTGATGTTTGTCATGAGAAAATATTTGTTGATGAATGCATTTATTGTGAGGTGTTGAATAATGTGTTGTCAGTGTGATTATAAATCTAATATAAGGACAGATTGTATACATTATCATTGTGAACATGATATGGGAGCAAGTATTGATTGTTGCACATTGAAAGGATTGGGCAATTGTCCATGTTCAAACGACTGCAATGATTATGCGAATAAAAATGAAATATATTTACTTGGACTCGAAGTATTTAAGAAACAAAAAGAGACTAAAGAGCATACGAAACAAAATGGTTATTTAATGGATAATCAGAAATTATTTGTTTACAGCAAACCAAATGCAATGGTGGGTCATGAGTATACCGACGATGTGGCAATAACATATGCTTCAAGCAGAGCGCAAGCATATATGAAAATTAAGCCTTATTATGATTGCGATATAGCGGATATTGAAGAAGTATATTTTAATGATGATGGTATAGCAATTTTGACAAGCTACTAATAAAAAGGGGATATTCGATGAGGACATTTAGAAAATTTTATATTTTAATATCAGATTGTGTATGCACTGGTGAAGTAGATGAAGTAGCAAAAACAATGTTTTGCACTAAAGATTGGAATTTTACTAACAATATTGAGGAAGCTGTAAAATTTGATTCTCAGATGGGTGCACATTTGTTTTTGGCTCATCCTCCTAAAAATTGTAGCCTATATAATGATTTAATAATTCGTCAGGCATCCGTTGAATATAACTGGTAATAAAACGATTCTTTGGTGAGGTGGATGACATATGATGAAATTAGTTAAACATAATATCCCAGAGGTTCCTATACTAAATGAAGTATGGACAATTCATTTTTATGATCATAAACCATTAGATTTTACTACCAGAATAGATGCTGAAAAATATTTAAGGGGCGAATTCTCCGAAGAACATGGATTTATGGAGTACGAAAGAGTTCCGAGAGAAGTTACCCATACGGAGTATTATGATATTGACTATGGTGAATAGAATGAATTTTCGTAGGAGCGGAAGTATGCTTAAAACGATAGATCAAAAAATAGAAGACTTGGGTTTTAGAATTATCAAAAATGATAAATACGGAATAATTTATAAAAGATGGAATGGATCTGATGAAACAGACGGATACGAACAAACTGTAGCAATTCTCCACAAAAAATCAGGGAGACATATTCTTCAAAGTTATTGCCCTAGTCTTTTTGATGACAAATTGATTGGAAATAGCTGCGTTGGATTAACATATAACGAGATGAAACTATTTACTAAGAAAATGAAAAAACTTGTTCGTATGTGGTTATAAAATGAGTTTTTGATTAGGATTATATTATGAGTAAATCTTTAGATTTTTGTAAAAGTAGAGCATCTAACCCGGAAATTTCAAGTTATGCTGACCGCGATTGGAATAATGCGGTTGAACAGAATATAACTAATTGTTTAGATTTTATTATAAAAGGCGCGAGAAGCTATAAACTCACAGGGCATTTAGATGATAGTACAGAAGTATTCTATAATGTTAGCTTGGAAATAAACCCAAATGCCGATTTTGATTATTTTACGTCTGATTCATTTATATGCGATGGCACATTAATATTTCTTGCTGAGTCAGTCGATAAGATGTTGCGAAAAATTCTTAGCCTTGGAACATATAATAAAAGTTTAGGTGAACCGCCTAATGGTTGCACGGTAAATTGGATTATTGGTAATGCCGTTATTCTTTCAGAATATGATGGTGATTGGGTGCCAAAAGACAAGCAATGGATGCGAGAAAGAAATACCGTGCTTATACCGCTGAAGGTTTGGTATGAATAAAAAGATTATTTAATGAGGTATAGAAATGAGAATAATTGGCGAAAAAAAAGATGGTTTCATTCTTGAAGCATCCAAAGATGATGTGGCAGCAATGGAGGGATTGTATGTTCACCAGAAAAAGTTTGAAGTTGGAGACTCAATAGATATGAGCGGGCTGTACTCTCGCTGCAGAAGTATTGATATGGCATTCAATGATATTAATACCCTAAGACATTCTGCGGAAAATATTATTAAAGCTACATCATGGATTGAAGAATTTAGGAATGGGTAAAAATAGTCTGCTATATGAAAACAGTCGTGATTGAAGTAGAGGAGGATCATGAATAATGAGATTTATAACCGTTACGAGAAAATCAGATGGAAGTAAAATGTGTATTAATGCAGAACATATAGTTGTTATATGTTCGTATTACAATAAACCAGATATGACAGTTATTGTCGTTGACGGGGGCGATAGTGATTATTATGTGGTATCTGAAAGCGTTAAGACAGTAGAGAAGCTGATATTGGGAAATTGATGTTAGATAATTAATAGAGGGCCAAGAAGAATGAATGATACGGTTTATAGACAAGCAGCAATTGAAGCTATGTGTGCCGCATGTAAAGACTGGTGTGACGAGGGAGTGTGTCAGAAAGTGTCAGCATTACAGCGACTATTATCAGCAGATCCTGTAATCAGATGCAAAGACTGTGAGTATTATCACCCGTCATTTTGTGAGATCTGGAGTAGGTTTGGAACCGTACAAACAAGAGAGAACGGATATTGCCATATGGCAGAAAGACGAGGGTAATTAATATGGAGTTAATGCTTGAAAGATCTAAGGTTGAATCGCAAGAAAAGTGGCGAGATTGGCGCAATAAAATCCCAGCTTTACATTTCGAGTCTAATTGGGAAGTAAAAATTATACCACCATTTCTAGGCGCATTAGTACGTTTCTATATTACTAACGGCGAGAATTGGGTTTCTGTTTACCTTGATGGATTCTGTAATCTTGGTTGGATGGTTGATAGTGCAGGAGATCCAATTCCGTATTATGAGGTTTATGACGGAGAGGATTGCCGTAGATATTTTCTTGACGAAACAGATGAGATGATGTATGATATAAGAAATATATTAAACAAGGAGAAAAACAAAAAAACTCATGAAAATTGAGTCAGACAAAATAAGTTATGCTGTAATATGCGATAAATTCCCAAGTCCGCATGTATATTTTAATACTTACGACGAAGCAGAACATTGGGCAAGATTTAATCAGCCAAATTATAGACCGTTTTACATTATCAAACGTTCAGAACACTTTGAAATAGTAGGAGAAGTCAGATGAATGAACTTATAGACAGACAGGCGGCAATTGATGTCGGGAGTGACCTGATTATCCCTGTAGACGGATACCATATGTATAATCAAGCGATTAACAACTACTGCGCAGAGCTGACAAATCTGCCCGCCGTAGAGTCTGAGCGGAAGACAGGGAAGTGGATACTGGTAACAGACAACAACGGACAGCACTTTATCTGTGGACAATGCGGAGAGTGGCGATACCGACAAGGACAAAAATTCTGCGGAGAGTGCGGCGCAGATATGAGAGAAAGGTGGGAAGAATGAGCGAAGTATTAAAACCGTGTCCATTCTGTGGCGGTAAAGCAACGTTGTGTTTAGGGCGTAACATAAATTATAGTACTCCCATGCGATTTTGGTATGTAATGTGTTTGGGTTGTTATTCAAGAGGGGAATATTTTTACGAATCAACACAGGAACTTTCACCACAAGATGAAGCCGACGCTATACGTGGCGCATGGGACTTTGCGACAAAAGCATGGAATAGAAGGGTAAATGAATTAGTAAAAGAACACGGAAAGGATGATTAATATGACACACGAGAAGCTTGATATTGCTAATAAGCTAATGAAAGAAGCTGGGATATATAACGAAGAAAGATCTAATGTTGAGAAACTATTAGAACGAGCAAGAGAAATCACACCGCCAACAGATAAGTATATAAAAATACAACTTGGAGAAGGATGGGCATATACACCTGTTGCAAGAGTAAGGGTTGATATCTTTAAGCAATTCTTAAAAGAAGAGATGGCGTATTTTGATTCTAAGATTACAGAGTGTGAACAGAAGTTTGAGGAATTATAATATGACAAATTATGAAAAAATTAAAAACATGTCAGTTGAAGAACTTGCAGAGTTATTAATTATTCCCGGCGAAGTAACAGAGATAGATTATGATTCTGATGATAACGAATACACTCGCATAGACTACTGTTACTATACTCCGATTGAAACTTTCCCGCATTGGCTCACAGAGACTGATGTTAAGGAAGAAATCGTTGAGTGGTTAAATACTGAAGTTGATATGTGATTATAAGCTGCCATGTCCCGGATGTTTACGGGCGGTGTTATGGAGACTATGCGGTGAGATCGGTTCGAATCCGGTACTGTCCGTGGTGCTAAGACATGGCGGTTACCCGTATTTAGTAATGGGTATAACAGCGATTAAATTTTGACAGGAGACACACAATGAAATTTATAGTTGATCAATTACCAAAAACAAAGAAGGATTGTCCATTTAGTGAGTTACGAGAATTAAATGAGGACACGATCTATAAATTTGGGTATGCCTGCAAAATGGATAACAAACAGTGTAATCTTGAAAGAGAAGAATATCCTATTACATGCATTTCATGTAGGTGGTTAAAAATAGGATAAAAATGGTGACGAATAAAATAAGCTTTTAGCAATGATAAAAACCAGATGATTTTTGTAGCTGGGGGAAGAGAAGAATAAATGACACTTAATGAATTTGTTGAAGAATTAGATGTCGCAATCAAACAAGATGGACATGATATTTATTGTGATGCAGAAACTGCTAAGATGCTGAAATCATTGATTAATGATGGAGAGAAACCGAAGCGCTTACACAAAATCTGCACAATTTATGCTACTCCACCAAATGATACAAAGAAGGTGGATGAGCTACTTAAAAACACGGACTTCTATATCGCAACAGGCTACGACGATAATGGCAAGTTTAGATATGAAGTTTTTGAAAAAGATCCAATAAAATTTGATTGAGATTTGAGGTGACGGAATGGTAGAAAAAAACGCTTTAGGTATGACAATGCAGATTAACGAGGAATTTATAAACAATCTTGCAAAGCAGATGGTTTCAGAATCCATTATGGCAACCATCGGCGGTGGAGATAAGTTCGTTTCACAGATTACGGCAGATATTCTCAAAACAAAGGTGAATCCTGATACTGGAAGAGTTGAGTCGTACAGTAACAGTATTCCATACATTCAGTATTTAATCAACAAGGTGATTAGAGAGGAAGTATCTGGAACCATTCAAGAAGTGCTTGATGAAAAGAGAACAGAAATTCGTCAGTGCATCAGGGCGGAACTGCTGAAAGATAAGACCATTGAAGCATTTTATAAAGGCTTTGTTGATACAGTAATTGATAGCATTGATTCAAGATACTACACCAGAATTAATGTGGCATTTGAGAAAGTTGTTGATTGAGATATGAAAGTATATATAGTGACTTCTGGTACATATTCAGATTATATGATACGAAAGATTTTTCTAGATAAAGATAAGGCCGAAGAATACAAAAAGTGGCTTCCAGATAGTAACGATGTCGAAGAATATGATACATCAGATGATGATATTATAAATAAGTCATACGAAGTCAGAATTGATCTTAAATGGTATCCAAATAAAGAAGAAAAACTAATTGCAAGATCATGGAAAGATTGTGAATCAAATTATAATTATAATTTTTATAGTAATAGTAATTACAGTGACACTTGGGAAGAACTAGTTGTTGTTAGAACCGTTAATGCAGATAATTATGATGAACAGTATTGGAAAGATAAATTAACAAAGCATATATATGATTTAAAAGCTTACGTTGAACATCTTAAAACAGAAGGCTGCGATGTGAAACAAATAAGAGATGCGATAGCATTAATTTGATTTTTATAAACTAGAGGAGATGCCATGATAATTAAAGATATACATAGTGAATGTCAACGTTGCGCTAATCTGAAAGCTTGGAGTATTCATATGAATGGCGAACATGATTATTGTTGCCGATGTAGACCTTCTGGATTTATTAGTAAAGATTTGCACCAAGAACCATGTGAGAGATTTGAGGAAAAGCAGTATGAAATTTGAAGTTCCAGAGAATTGTGGATCGTGTTTAAGTATAGGACAATTCGGAAACAAATATATTTGTGGAATGCCAGTATCCAAAGAAAAAGAAATGCTTGATATCAGTGCTTT